AGAAAAGCGGACTTGCAAGGCTGATTGAAAGGTACAATTTCGGAACATATATTGTGAAGAGCGAATGGCAGGCTTACATAAAGAAATGTGCCGAGGATTTCGCAAACAATCCTGTAGATTGGTTTTACATCGGCGGTCAGTCGGGCTGCGGTAAAACGCATATTTGTACAGCAATAATCGGTTCGCTGTTAAAGCAGGGCAGATCTGCAAGGTATATGCTTTGGGGCGATGACATAACGGCTATTAAGCAAGCAGTAACAAACGCTGAGCAGTACGAAAAACTTATGAGCAATGTAAAAAATGCCGGTGTGCTGTATATTGACGATTTTTTCAAAACACGCAGCGGCGAGGGAATAAGCAACGCCGATGTGAATACAACCTTTAAAATCATAAACCACCGCTACAATGAGCAACTGCCAACAGTGATAAGCTCCGAGCTTTCCATAAACGAGATTGCGGCGATTGATGAGGCATTAGGCAGTCGCATAGCCGAAATGACAAGAACGCATAAGATTTACATTTCAAAGGATAAAAGCAAAAATCAGAGGTTTTACTATGGATAAAGCAGTAACAGAATTTTTTATGAAAATGGAAAAAGTGCCGACTGTAACAGCTCAGGAACGCAGAGTGAGGGTCATTAAGGGCAAGCCGATATTTTATGATTCACCGAGAATAAAATCGGCAAAGGCTTTACTTGTAGCTCATCTAAAACAGCACAGACCGTCAAAGCCGTATGATAGCGGTGTAAGGCTGAGGGTAAGCTGGCTTTTTCCAAAAGGCAGACACAAAGACGGTGAGTATCGTATTACAAAACCCGACACAGATAACCTACAAAAAATGCTCAAGGACTGTATGACGCTCTGCGGATTTTGGACAGATGATGCACTTGTGGCAAGCGAGATATGCGAAAAGTTTTGGGCAGATGTGCCGGGTATTTACATAAGGATTGAACAGTTATGAACATCTCGCAGGTTAAACGCAGTCTTGGGCGAAAGGTGCTTTACAACGGTACAGAATACATTCTGACAGGCTGCATCATCAGACGAGGCGCAACAGGTCAATTTTATTATCAGGCTGAAATAAAGGATTTAAACGCTAATTCTGCATTGTTGTATTGCAGACTTGAAGATTTGGAGGAGCTTTAAAAAAATGGAAGAAAAATTAAAATGCGAAGTGTGCGGTGCTTTGGTTACAAGAAAATCCGCAAGTCAAAAATATTGTGCCGGTTGCCGCGCTAAGGCTAATAGTTTTAAAGCAAAACTTCATCTTTCCTATGATTTTAAATTCTGTAGACTATGGTTTGCCTCAAAATAGAAAAAGGATATTCATTGTCGGATTTCGTCATGACCTAAATATAGGAGAGTTTTCCGAACCGGAACACATTGAGTTAACAATGACTGCGAAAGATTATTTATCTCAAAAAGTGGATTTGAAATATTATTTAGGACAAAAAGGTTTTGAATGGGTTACTACTCCAGCTAAACATAAAAACCACACACGAGTGAATCGTGATGTTATAGGCTGTCAAACTGCAAATCAACAGTTTAATTGGATTGGAGATCTACGACTGGAAATCCCAACGGAAGAAATGAGAAATAACGAAAACATCTATGTTGGTAAATATGAAGGACAAGAATTAGTAGCAAGAAAAATGACACCGGCAGAATGTTTGCGTTTGATGGGATTTGAAAATTTTAATATAGTTGTTGATGATAAAAATGCATATAGGCAGAGTGGCAACTCGATTGCAGTTCCTGTTATGAAAGCTTTAATTGGGAAAATATGTAATACAATAAAAATGGATTTGGAGAGTGAGAGTAAATGACTAAGACTTTTTGCAACAAGTGTGGAAAAGAATTAAAATACGGCGACCACAGAAAAGTTGAATTAACCGTAAGACCATACACTACATACGGCGGCAGATTTAATTTAGATTACTGCGAAAGCTGTTTCAAGGAAATTATCGGCGAGGAAGAATATAACTCTATGATACAGCGAGAAGCCGAGTACAAGAAAAGAATTGAGGAAAGAAAAAAGGAAAGGAGCTTGCACAATGACTAATTATGAGAAAATCAAACAGATGTCGATTGACGAAATGGTTCAAGGTGATATTACTTTGCTCGGGTGTGTCGGTCATGTTCCGATGGAATATTGTAATAAATTCCACGGTAACTGCATTGATTGCAAAAAACATTGGCTTGAAAGTGAGGCAGAAGAATGACATCAAAAGAGACTATGCATAAAGCAATCAATACATACGGTGTGGGAAATCAGATAATAAAGACTGTCGAGGAACTGTCTGAATTATCGCAGGCTTTGTGTAAAAGCCTTATAAAATTAAATTATACTAAAGAAAAAATATCACTTGAAGATGATTTGAAATCTGTTGATAACATCTTTGAAGAAATTGCTGATGTTGAAATTATGCTTGAACAATGCAAGATAATGTTTCAATGCGATAAAGAAGTGAATAAATGGAAACAGAAAAAGATTGAGCGGCTTGAAAGAAGATTGGAGAGTGGAAATTAATGACTCTTGACGAATTAAAAGCAGAAATAACGGAACGCATAGAAAGCGAGCAGGACAAGCTGAACAGGCTTAACGACTGCAAAAGCAGAAAAGACAGAAACTATTACATAAGTGAGGGAATGTTGCTTGCATATGGCATTGTAGCTGATTATCTTGACGATTTGGAGGTGATAACTTGACGGCTAAAGAGATTAAGGAGATTAACCGAGAGATTTCACGGCTGAGGGCGAAGATAGTACGCATTTCTGCCGAGGCTGACAATACATCGCCTAAGCTGTCGGATTTACCGAGTGCAGGTCAAACATCTGACAAGGTCGGCAATGCGGTTGTGCAGATTGCAGATATTCAGAGGGAGATACAAAATCTTGAAATCCGCCGAAACGCAGCACTTAACAGCTTATCTCGTGACGATTTTGTGGAGAATTGCTTGTTTATGCGATTGGCATTGCATTACAGCTGGGCGAAGATTTTAACCAAGGTAGGCGGTAATAACACAATCGACAGCATAAAGAAAATGTGTTACCGTCATCATTGGTGAATTTGTCCCGATGTCCCGAATAGGGGTGATATAATATAAAATGAAGAAACCAACAACAAGAGGTATTTTGAAAATCTCCTTTTAAATAATAACGGCAAACGGCAGACCGCTCTCACTTGAGGGCGGTCTGCTTATTTTACATAAAGAGAGGTGGTGACGGTGGCAAAGGGAAAGTATGAAAAATGGCTTAAAAAAGAAAATTTACTACTGCTTGAGGGCTGGGCAAGGGACGGCTTGACCGACGAGCAGATTGCTAAGAATATGGGTGTTTCATACTCAACGCTAAAAGATTGGAAAAATAAGTATTCGGCTATTTCGGCTGCCCTAAAAAAGGGCAAAGAGGTTGTAGACTATGAAGTTGAAAACGCTTTGTTATCTTCAGCGCTTGAGGGCAACACTACCGCTCAAATATTTTGGCTGAAAAACCGCCGCCCCGACAAGTGGCGGGATAAGCAGAAAGAAGAAACCGACAAGACCGCACTTGACAAGCTCGACAGCATTTTGAAAGAAATCAAAGAGGACGCAGAAAGGAGCACAGACAATGCCGTACACGAGTAAGCAAAAGGAATACATAGCAAACGCTACACATCGTTGGAACATAAAAAGCGGTGCGGTGCGTTCGGGCAAAAGCTATGTTGATGTTACATGCATAGTTCCTATGCGTATTCGTGAAAGAATAGGCAAGGACGGCTTGTGCTTTATCATCGGAGTGTCAAAGGAAACTATCGAGCGAAATGTTTTACAGCCTATGCGTGAGCGTTACTCTTCCGACATTGTGGGTACAATCAACAGCCGAAACATTGCAAAAGTGTGCGGTGAGGATGTCTATTGCCTCGGTGCGGAAAAGGTCAGTCAGGTTGCTAAAATTCAGGGTGCGTCCGCTAAGTATATCTATGGCGATGAGGTTGCCAAGTGGAATGAAGATGTTTTCAATATGCTTAAATCCCGACTTGACAAGCCTTATTCGTGCTTTGACGGCAGCTTAAACCCCGAACACCCTACGCATTGGCTAAAAAAGTTTATAGACAGTGACGCAGATATTTATTTGCAGGAATACACGATTTTCGATAATAAATTCTTATCCGAGGAGTTTGTGAAGAACCTTTGCAATGAGTACGAGGGCACTATTTTTTATGACCGCCTTATACTCGGGAAATGGGTGCGTGCAGAGGGTGCGATTTACCGCAGATTTGCCGACAATCCAAAGAATTTTTACTGCCGAATTACCGACAAAATCAATACAGATTTACCGTACAGGCAGTTTTTGAAATCGGAACTTGAAGAAGTAACAATCGGCATTGACTTTGGTGGCAATAAATCGGGCCACGCATTTGTGGCAACGGCAAAGACAAGAGGCTACAATAATTTAATAGCATTGAAAAGCGAACGACACTTCGGTGAATACGACGGAAACGATATTGACAGGCTGACAATTAATTTTGCACAGTCTGTTTTTGATTTATGCGGTGTTGTGGACTTTGTGTATTGGGATAATGCCGAAACTGTACTCGGTCGAGGAATTAAAAGAGCGTTTGAGGAGCATTTTCCAAATACGATAGTCAGACCGGCACGCAAATGTCCTGTACAAGACCGTATTCAATGCACCTTGCGGCTTATGGGTGCAGGCAGGTTCTTTTACACTGACGGCTGCGACACGCTGAAAACGGCTCTTTGTGAGGCTGTTTGGAACGATAAAAAACTTGTTGACGAAAGACTTGACGATGGCTCAACCGACATCGACAGCCTTGACAGCTTTGAATACACATTTGAACGGGATATGAAAAGATTTATAAGGGCGGTGTAATATGCAATTTTTAAACTATTTGAAAGGAGTGTGGCAGAGGTTGTTTCCGCTGAAAGACATTAAGCAGGCACTTGGCATTAAGCCTGCAATTACAGACGATATGCTCTCAAGCATCGAGCTTTGGCAGAAGTGCTTTTCGGGCAATGCTCCTTGGCTTAATGACGATGTAATAAGCCTTAGACTTGAGCAGGCGATTACAAGAGAGTTTGCAAACATCACGCTTAACGAAATGACCGCAAGCGTAAGCAATGACAAATTGCAGAAAATCTTTGAAACCGCAACGGAAGACCTTAACTCCGAATTGCAGTCGGGCCTTGCAACAGGCGCAATGGTGATTAAACCGTTAGGCGGCGACAAGGTGCAGTATATTTCCGCAAATGCCTTTGTGCCGATTGAATTTGACGCAAGGCATAGGCTTGTAAAAGTTATCTTTCCTGAATTTAAGAAGATCGGCGACAACTATTACACAAGGCTTGAATATCATAGCCTTGATAAGGACAAGGGCTTGACAATTACCAACACTGCTTATGTGTCTGCAAGTGAGGGGCAACTCGGAAGAGAAATTCCGCTTGCGGCAGTTGACGAGTGGGCAAGCCTGCCGAATGCTGTTACTTACCCTGCAATGCTCCGCCCTGCTTTCGGTTATTTTCGCACACCGATTAAAAATACGATTGACGGCTCTTCTTGCGGTGTTTCTGTCTACGCAAATGACATAAATCTTATTCGTAAAATAGACACACAATTCGGCAGACTTGATTGGGAGTTTGAGAGCGGCGAAAGGGCAATACATGTTGATGCCGCAGCTTTCAAGAAAGAGGGTACTGAAAAACTCAACAAAAGACTTTACAAAGCTGTAGATGTTGACCTCGGAGATAATGAATTGTTCAAAGATTTTTCTCCTGCAATTCGTCAATCCGATATTACGGACGGGTTAAATACATATCTTCGCAGACTTGAATTTTCGGTCGGCCTTGCGTATGGCGACCTATCCGACCCCGACACTGTCGCAAAGACGGCTACGGAGATATTATCGGCTAAGAACCGAAAGTACAACACGGTATCGGCTATTCAGAAACAGCTTAAATATTGTCTTGACGATTTGGTGTATGCTCTCGCTTTTTACAATTCGCTGGCAACAAGCGGTTACACATTCGTTTGTGACTTTAAGGACAGTATTCTCACCGATGAACAGACCGAACGCACACAGGATATTCAGGACTTGAGTCTTGGAATTATGCGACCTGATGAGTATCGTATGAAATGGTACGGAGAGGACGAAAAGACTGCAAAAAAGAACCTGCCGCAAGCCTCAGAGGTAGTTGACTGATGTTTACGCCTGAGATTATGGAGGCAATCCCCACAGCGCTCGAACAGATTTTTGACAGCCTGCAAATGAGCATAATGGCTGACATTGTGCGAAAGTTGGTGCTTGCACAGGAGCTTACACCGACAAGCGTTTACAAAATCGGCAGACTTTACAAGCTCGGTAAGAGTAAATCAGCAATCAAAAGCATAGTGCAAAATACACTTGATTTAAGCAATAGTGAGATTAAAAACATCTTTTCGGGTGTTATAGAAAGCGGATATAACGAGGCTGAGAGCGCTTTTATTGAACAAGGCAAGGAGTTTATACCCTATGCCGAAAATGAACCGTTACAGCAATTTGTGAGGGCGGTGCAGGCACAGACACAGGGCGAGTGCAAGAACATTACGCAGTCAATGGGTTTTGCCAAGCGACAGCCTGACGGCAGCTTAGGCTTTACTCCTGCTGCCGATTACTACCAAGAAACTCTTGACAAAGCAGTAACCGAGATTGCAAGCGGTGCGAGTGATTATAATACCGTACTCGAGAAAACCGTAACCGAAATGATAAACAGCGGCTTGCGTACGGTTGACTATGCAAGCGGTCACAGCAACAGAGTTACCGTTGCGGCAAGGCGTGCGGTGTCAACAGGGCTGAATCAGGTTGTGGGCAAAATCAATGAGGAAAACGCCGAAAAACTCGGCACAAATTACTTTGAGGTATCGTGGCACAGCGGTGCAAGACCGACACATCAGGTGTGGCAGGGCAGAGTTTACAGCAAGGAAGAGCTTGAAAGCGTGTGCGGACTTGGTACAGTAACAGGGTTGTGCGGTGCAAACTGTTACCACTCATATTCTCCGTTTACTCCCGGCATAACCCCACGCACCTATACAGACGAACAGCTTGATCAAATGAACGCAGAGGAAAACGAGCCTGTCGAGTACAACGGTAAAAATTACACCAAGTACGAGGCAACCCAAAGACAGCGCAGACTTGAAACCACAATGCGTGCACAGCGGCAGAAAATAAAACTGCTTGAAGAGGGCGGAGCAGATGAGCAGGCTCTCATAAATGCAAGAGCAAGGTATGTAAAAACCTCCGATGAATATGTGAACTTCTCGAAAAGTATGGGACTTTCTCAACAATGGGACAGAGTGACAGTCGGCAGTAATACCGTAAAAGGCATTACAAAACCGAAGAAAGCCGAAATGCCGTTAAGAGGTATCAAGAGTGCCGATGACGGAAAAATCAGAGGTATGAACAGCAATAAACATATTGCGAAATCGGTTGACAGTGGTATAATTGAATCTGATATAAAAGAAATGGCGGTAAATGATGTGCATACAGTCGGTGAAATTGATATTAATAAATACAAATGTATTACAAAAGATATAAAATCTAATGAAGTGATTATAACTGATGAGCGTATACAGCATATAAAAGATAGGCATCCGAATGACTACGAGAAATATTATGGATATATGCATGATATAATATCAAATCCTGATTATATTATTGAAGCCAATAAACCAAATACAGCTTTACTTTTAAAATCATTTTCAGAAGGAGAAGAACAATTTAAAACTATATTAAGACTTGTTACTTCTTCTGACAACCCGAAATATAAAAATTCTATAATAACTTTTATGAAAATAAATGAAAAAGAGTGGCAAAGATTATTAAGAAATAAAAAAGTACTTTACAAATCTGAATAAAAAATATATAATTATAATAGAATAAGGATAGGTTGTTTGAGGTGGAAAATTTCGTCCCCGTCCACACGCCGATGGTTTGACAGGGAGCAATCCCGAGAGATGCAGGAGAAAGGGACGCCTGCCAAACAACCAATCCGAAGCCACTTGTACCTTGTATAAGTGGCTATTTCTATATCTAAGACTGTCAGCACTTAATCAATCGGATTGAGTGCTTTTTTTATACCAAAAATTTGAAAGGCGGTGACAAAATGAAAGTAAAAGTAGTTGTGTCGTTTAACGATAAAATGAATGGTCTTATCAACAGACCTGTCAATGAAGTCTTTGAATGTACCAAAGACCGAGCGAAAAGCCTTATTGACCGAGGTTTTGTTATTGAGGTTGAAGACAACAAAAATAAAGCAGATTAAGCACCCTTGCATTTGATTGCATAGGTGCTTTTATTTTACCCCGCCGTTGGTTTATACGGCTGAATTTCTACCGCAGGCAAAGCGGAATATAAGCTATGCAGAAAGGATTTATATTATGAAGAACATACACACACTTCTCTCTGAAATCGGTATTACGATTCCCGATGAGAAAAAGGCAGAGTTTGACAAGGTGGTGCTTGCAAATTACAAGACTGTTGCAGAGGTTGAAAAAATCACAACCGCAAGAGATAATTACAAATCACAGCTTGAAACGGCACAGACGGCACTTAAAAAGTTTGAGGGCGTGGATGTCGAAAATCTTAAAAGCGAGATTGCAAAACTCAACACAAGCCTTAAAGACAAAGAAACCGAGTACCAAACAAAAATTGCGGATATGGAGTTTAACTCTGTTCTTGACGGCGCTATTTCAAAAAGTGGTGCGAAAAACGCAAAGGCGGTTAAGGCTCTGCTTGACCTTGACAGCCTTAAAAGCTCAAAAAATCAGGCAGATGACATTACAAAGGCTCTTGAAAGCGTTAAGAGCGAAAACAGCTATATGTTCGGTTCTGATGAGCCGTTCCAAAATCCTGTAAAGAATACAGGAAACGCAGGTATTAAGTCAAACCCTCTTGCAAGTATGAGAGCGGCAATGGGACTTAGTACAGACGAAAAATAATTAATGAGGTGAAATTTTATGGCAAATTCTATTGCACTTTTTAAAACTTACACAGCCTTGCTCGATGAGGTTTATAAGCAGTCGGCACTTACAAGCGAGCTTGACGGTGCGTCCGACCTTGCAACAGCAGGTGCAAACTCCAATGAACTTATTATTCCAATGATTTCAATGGACGGTCTTGCGGATTACAGTCGTAACAGCGGTTATGTGAACGGTGATGTTACACTCACAAACGAAACCGTAAAATGCAACTTTGACCGAGGCAGAATGTTCAATGTGGACACAATGGACAATATCGAAACCGCAGGCGTTGCGTTCGGCAGACTTTCGGGCGAGTTTATCCGCACAAAGGTTGTGCCGGAACTTGACGCATTCCGCTTTGCCGCATACGCAAGTCACGCAGGCATTACCTCTGCTACACCTGCAAACCTTACCACAGGTGCGGCGGTAATTGAAGCACTCCGCAAGGGTACTACTCAGATGGATGAAGACGAAGTTCCGTACGAGCAGCGTTACCTTTACATTACACCAACTCTTTACGGACTTGTGCAGGATTTGGACACAACAAAGTCAAGAGAGGTTCTCAGCAGATTTGCTAAGATTATCACAGTGCCGCAGACACGCTTTTATACAGCGATTGAACAGCTTGACGGTACTTCTTCGGGCAAAACCAAAGGCGGTTATCAGAAAGCAACTGCCGCATCTAACATTAACTTTATGATTATTCATAAGCCTGCCCTTATCCAGTTTACTAAGCACCTTGACACTAAGGTAATTGAACCGTCGGTAAATCAGGACTCGGACGGTTACAAGTTTGGTTACAGAATGGTAGGCATTGCAGATGTGTACGAAAACAAGACCGCAGGTATTTACTGTCACACAGCGGTTAAGTCTTAAAGGAGTGTGAAGTATGACCGCTTACGCTGACGAAAGCTATTACAAAACCGAATACCTATGCGGCAGAAAGGCGGTCATTATCTCCGCCTTTGCTTATTACGCAAGAGAGGCTACACTTATTATTAACGCTTACACAGGCTCGAATATTGACGACACAAAAGAAATTGCAGAGCCTGTAAAGCTATGCTGTTGCGAAATTGCGGAGCTTATGTATAAAGCCGACAATATGGCTGACAGCGAGGGAGTAACTTCCGAAAAGGTTGGCGATGTGTCACGCTCATACGAAAGCGTTGAAATACGCAAAAAGCAGCTTAACAGGTGCGTAAAATCGGCAGTGTATAAGTATCTTGCTGACACAGACTTGCTGTATAGAGGTGTTGACTGATGTTTGCAGACACTATGCTTACCCTTTACAGGTTTAACGGCAAAGGCTTTGACCGCTATGTTATTCCGCAATGCCATTGGCAGGAGTGCAAAGCCGCTAATGTGCTTAAAAGCGGAATGCAGAACGCTGACGGAATAGTTATATACATTCCGTCAAATGCGCTTGTTCTTGCTCCGAATAATTTTTTATTTCCGAGCAACAGACTGTTTCTAAACGCTGATATATCGCCTCTGTGCCCCTCTCAGGACATTATTATTAAAGGCGAGTGTAATTTAACATTTGACAATTCAAGCGATAGGAGCGTATCTGAGAGTCTTAAACAGCTGCGCGACAAATACGAAATTCACACAGTGATGAGTATTGACCGCCTGCTTTATGGGTCTGCGGATATGCAGCATATTAAGGTATCGGCGAGGTGATAATATGCTTTTTAATATTAATCAGCCGTCGGATGTTGACGGCACACTTTCGCTCAAGTGGAGCAAAGGCTTTAGCAATGATATGAATAGCAGATTTGAGCTTGCCCAGCGAGAAATTGACAAGGACTGCATTAAGCTAATGAAGCCGTACACACCTTTTAAAATGGGCGTGCTCGAAAACTCCGCAACCATTCATACGGTAATCGGCAGCGGTCAAATCACGCAGGTTACACCATATGCAAGGTATCTTTACTACGGCAAGGTGTATGGTCCTAACTTCCCGATAGTACGAGAGAAAGACGGTACTGAGCATATCGTTTTCGGGCACTATGACGGTGACGGCACTATCATCGGCTGGCGAAGTCCAAAGGGCAAGAAAAAGCACCAGACAGGCAGACGGCTGCATTACAGCAAAGATAAACACCCGCTTGCAGGCAAGATGTGGTTTGAGCGAATGAAAGCCGACCGCAAAGGTGAAATTTTGCAAGCGGCGGCAAAAATAATAGGGAGTAATGCAAAATGAATATAATCGAGCTTGTGAGGTCAATTTTGCAGGAGTTCCCGAAAATCGGCGAGCTTGTGCATATTGATTATTCAACAAATAAAGTACAGGATTTTGGACTTTCCCCAACAGGCGACACGCTTGTAAAGGAAGATATTTTAGGCAATCAAACACGCAATCACACCTTTATTCTGTACGCAACCTGTCAGTCACTCAACGATTATGACCGCCTTGTAAACAGCGGAATGTTGCTTGAACTGCAAATGTGGCTTGAACGGCACGCAGAGGGTGATATAGAAGTTGAAGTCGGCGACAACATTTTATACGGTGAGCTTAAAAAACTCACTTGCTCAAACGGAATGCTTTACAGCATACCTGACGAAAACAACAACGGCGGTGTGCAGTACCAATTGCAAATCACCGCCCAATACACTATTGAAAATTGATTGAAAATTGAAAGTGAGGAATTATTATGGCAGTATCAACACCCGATATCGGTAAACTTAAGAGAAGTTACCTTTTACATTTTATTGACGCAAGCTTTGGCACAGGCGAAAGTCCAAAGTGGTATCTTATCGGCAAGGACATTGACGATATGTCGGTCGAGCTTAGTCCGGACACAAGCACAGTAAAGAACATTCTTGATGAAACCTCTGTAAATGACAATGGCTACGAGCCTACCCTTGACGCAGGTACATATTACGCAAATACAGGTGACAGCATTTACCCGAAAATCAAGGATATTGCAATGAACCGCCTTACCGGTGATGACTGCAAAACCAAAATTCTTGAAGTGCTCATTGACAAGAAAACAGGCCCTTATGATGCTTGGATTGAGGACTGCATCGTTAAACCGCAGTCATACGGCGGTGCACAGGGCGGTGTAAACATTCCGTTTAATGTTACATTTGACGGCAACAGAAAGCAGGGTACAGCGACAATCTCAGATAAGGTACCGACATTTACCGAAACTGTATAAGGAGTGATTCTATGCAGAGTTTGAATTTTAAAACACCTTTAAAAACCTATGCAATCAACAATGATGAAAACACAGTAATCAAAATTAACACCACAGACTACTCACTCGTTGAGCGACTTAACAAGCTGACAGACCGCACAGAAGAGCTTGTGCAGAAGTACAAGAATATGAAACCCGAGGATGTAACCTTTGAAATTTTTCTTGATGTTGACAAGGAAATCCGCCGAGAAATTGACTATGTTCTCGGTGCAGGTGTAAGTCAGGGTGCGTTCGGCGATGTAAATTGCCTTTCAATCTGCGAGGACGGCAGTATGATTTTTGAGAACTTCCTCAACTGCGTTGTGCCGGTCATCGTAAGCGACATTAAAAATGCACACGCTCAGCAGAGCAAGCATATTGAGAAGTACCTCAATCAAGCAAAGAGGCTTGCAAAGTGATTGGCTTACTTCCTACAAGCCTTGAAATTGACGGAGAGCAGTACGAGATTAATTCCGATTTTCGTATTGCTCTCTTGATTTTCGAAGCTTATGCCGACAAAGAGCTAACCTACGGCGAAAAAGCGGCTGTATGCTTGAATTGCTTATACAAGGAAGTTCCAAAGAATGTTGAGGAGGCACTCAAAAAGGCATTGTGGTTTCTTGACGGCGGAGATGTGCCTAAATCAAAAAAAGCTCCAACCAAAATCCTTGATTGGAGCTATGACGAAAGCATTATTTTCCCTGCACTCAACAAGGTTGCAGGCTTTGAAACAAGGCTTGCAGGCTATGTGCATTGGTGGACTTTTCTCGGCTATTTCAGCGAGGTAGGCGACGGCTTGCTCTCACAAGTGATGAACATAAGAGGCAAGCGTGCTAAGGGCAAAAAGCTTGAAAAATGGGAGCGTGATTTTTACAATGAGCACAAAGAGCTTGTCGATATAAAAGAAAAACTTACCCCCGAGGAACAAGCGGAACTTGATGCAGAGGAGGATTTTATAAACAATCTTGTATAGGTACTTTATAAAATTATTGTTGACAATGAACAAACTTTGTTATATTATGTAACAAAGGAGTGATTATCTTATGTCTTTTATATCTTGGTTTAGAATGCAACCAGTGCAAGTTGATGACGAATTAATTACAAGAGCAGAACTTGATAAAAGAGTATTAGAAAAGAATTTAGAAGATGCTAAGTTACTTGAAACCGATTTAGTTGAGGCGGGGTATTTTTTAGGTTGTTGTTCCGAATGTGCTAAACGAAGAGGCAGAGTGTTTAGTTTATCAGGTGAAGATAAACGATTTCCTAAATTTGAACGAGAATATGGTTGTACTTGCCAAGGTATTGGTTTTACTCCTATTTCTGATTTAGATTTAGAAGATGATTTCTTTAATGTAAGTACATTTATAAATAAGCCTGTTGATATTATACAATACAGCAATCGTCCATTTACAGATGATAGAACAGACAAGGAAAAGAAAATATATGAGATGTTTGTTAAAGAATGTGAGGCTAACGAATGGTACGAACCGTATGGTAAGAGGTTAGACGAACTAAAGAAAGAAACTGAATTACAATACGATTGGATTTGTAAAAACTTGCCGGAATACGCACCTAAATCAAAATATGCTTTTTTTGATATGAAAGAAATTAATTCTGTTGAATTTCAAAAGATTTCTAAATTAGCAGAAGATAAAGGTAAAATAATATATTATACTAATGATGAACTTGCTGAATTAGAAATAATAAAGCCGATAAGAGCCAAATACTCAAAAATAATCGGTGAATGTATGCAGTTTAGATACGGATATAAATAGCAAAGCAGAACGCAACAAAAGCCACTCCGTTTGGAGTGGCTAAAATTTTATCAAATTATTTTTAAATAGGTATTGACATATGAACATAAACGGTGTACTATATGAACATAGGAGGTGAATGACGAATGAGAAAAGCTTTTAGGACAACAATAGATGAAGATGTACTATTCGAATTGAAGAAAATGGCACTTGAAAATGGGTGTCATGTAAATGACATAATAGAAAAATTAGTCCTTGATAATCTTCATGAACAGTATTTTACTAAGGACCTCAAAAAATTTCCTGAAATGAATTTAGCAGAAAAGCAATCTTATTTAAAAAGAAGATTGTCAAAAGTAATACAGGATGTTATGGATGAGTGTAATCTTAAAATAAAACCGTCTAATTTTACTGATATTATGGCAAGAACCATATCAGACTTAATTCTTTCGGACGATATATTGTTTCCTAAAAAGAAATAACGGCAACTATCCACCGACCAAAGCGATTAGTTACCGTTACAAAAAGACAGAAGTATCTCTATCTGAAATCTATTATATCATTTAGCGGAACTTCTGTCAAATTAAAATTATGATTATGATAGGAGTTTTTTATTATGGCAAATGTTTTTAAACAGAATTATCAGAATTTGGACAATCTCTATTGCGATTATGTAATGGGTGAAGACTATCGGAATAATGCTCTTGTAAAAGAGGTTAACAAATTATCCGATTCAGCACTTGAGGACGCTATAAGTTTTTTAAAACTCGGTAAAAACCTTGATGCAGAAGACAGTATGATTCAAGGTACTGTTGTACACGAGGAACTTGGCTTTTTGCTCGGCTTTTCTTACGCTATGAAGATTATGCAGGAAAGTGTCAAAAACATTTGATATGAAAGGACTAAATGATATGAAAGCTATGGAATACAAAGGACAGAAAGTTATTACAACTGCAATGCTTGCAGAGGCATATGGAACGAGTACGAGTTATATCAGTAAAAACTTTTCTCGTAACAAAAGCAAATTTGTTGAGGGAAAGCATTATTTCTATTTGGAAGGAAAGGAATTTAAAAACTTTGTAACCAGTAGTCTAAAAGACGAGTGGTCAAAGAGAGCAAGTCATTTATATTTGTGGACCGAACGAGGGGCAAATCACCACTGCAAAATTCTTGATACAGACAAGGCGTGGGAGCAGTTTGAAAATCTCGAGGAAACATATTTCAGAGTAAAAGAAGCGGTTAATGCATTTGTTTCTCCGGATACGGTAAAGTATCTTAACGGTGTTGCTAATTATCTGCGTATTCAGCGTGCAATTATGAAAGACAAAGGATGTACACCTCTTGAAATTGCTCAAATGGATAAACTGACTTGCGATACATATGGAATACCTGTTCCGGACAGCCTGTCAGCCCCTAAGGCATACGAACAGCTTGCGATTGCAGGTATAACACAAAAGAAACTTGAAGCAAAGAACTCATAACAACTAAATAAGCTAATTACAGCGTACATCTTCGGGTGTGCGCTGTTTTTATACCACAAGGGTGCCGCATTTTGCCGTGCCCTTTAATTTTACAGAAAGGAGTGAGATTACATGGCGGTTGACGGTAGCTTGATTTTTAATACTAAAATCGACACAAGCGGTCTTAACAGCGATATTGCAAGAATCAATAAAGCTATCGAGGCGGCTCAGAGCAAGGCTCAGGCAGGTGCTAAGACTACTGCTCAGACTGCACAAAATGCAACTCAACAAGTGTCAAATTCTGCCGACAAAATAGTTGATGAAGTTAAAAACAACACATCAGATATTGGCGCTCAGATACAAAATATAATTGCTGATACAGAGAGAAGTGCAAAGTCGAAAGCAATGTCTATTGCTTCTATTCTGAAACGAACAGGAATGACACAAGCAGAGGCAATGCAGGCAGCTTGGAATAAAGTAAACAGTTCTGTTTCACAGCAAGTGAAAAAAACAAATTCAGAGGTTGAGCAAGAAACAGAAAAAACAGGCAAAAATATTAAAGAGAATACTGATTTATACAGTAAACAGGTTCTTGATGTGCTGAAAAGCATTGATAAAAATGTTGCAGACAGCTCAAAAAATATATCTGAAAAGGTACAGAAAGCAGTGACTTTGAGTGCAAGTAAAGCTAAGCAGTCGCTTACAACAGTCAGAACGGCTGTTGACAGACTGCAAAGCAAGGCAAAAATGATTGGCAAAACGCTGCTTACCGCTTTCGGTACGGCGGCGGTTGTGAGCTTTGGCAAGAAAAGCATAGAGCTTGGCTCAGACCTTGCAGAAGTGCAGAATGTAGTTGATGTTACTTTTAGTCATATGTCTGCAAGTGTGGACGATTGGGCACAGTCGGCACAAAATGCATACGGCTTGTCTGAAACTATGGCTAAAAAATATGTCGGCACTTTTGGTTCTATGGCGGAGGCTTTCGGCTTTACGGAACAGCAAGCATTTAATATGTCAACGGCCTTAACGGCCCTTACGGGTGATGTGGCATCATTCTACAACATCACACAAGACGAGGCATACACAAAACTGAAATCTGTTTTCAGCGGCGAAACAGAAACGCTCAAAGACCTCGGCGTTGTGATGACGCAGAACGCACTTGACAATTACGCAATGGCAAACGGCTGGGGCAAGACCACATCTGCTATGACTGAGGCGGAAAAGGTAACGCTTAGATATAACTTTGTACTTGGTCAGCTGAGCAACGCAACGGGCGACTTTGCCCGCACTCAGAACAGCTGGGCAAATCAAACGAGAATTTTACAGCTACAGTTTGACAGTATAAAGGCTACAATCGGTCAAGGCTTGATAAATGCGTTTACTCCGCTGCTTAATTGCATTAATCAATTTATTTCAAGGCTTAGCGTTGCGGCACAGAAGTTTAAAGACTTTACAACCCAGGTGTTCGGCTATTCTACGGCAACAAGCAATGCAACAAGTTCAGCTGTAAGCGATATGTCAGACCTTGCAAGTCAAGCGGACAGCTCTACATCTGAGATTGAAAAAACATCAGAGGCAGCCGAGGACTTACAGAAAAACCTTGCAGGCTTTGATGAGCTTAATGTGATGAGTGACACCTCGGACAACAGTTCAGACACAAGTACGCAAGCGCCAAGCTCTGAAATCAAATCAATGCAAAATGCACTTGAGCAATCTATGCTTGACAGCGACAGGCGCACAAGCAAGACTATTGACAATATTGTAAATTCGCTTAACAAGGTAAAAACCGCCTGCGTAACAATTAAAAATTCGTGGGAGAAAGTGTGGAATAACGGCACAGGCGAAAAAGTGCTTGGAAATATTAACTCATTAATTAACACTTTTGTAAGCACAGTTGGCGACATTGCAGAGGCTTTTACAAATGCTTGGGACAAAGCAGGCTTAGGCGACAGCGTGGTGCAATCGTTTATCGACAAATGGAACAGCCTTGTTGAGCTTTTGGATACGGTAGGCGATACATTCAGGCAGGTGTGGAATGATGGTAAGGGCGAGAAAATTTGGAGCAATATACTTGAGATTATTCGCAACTGTAATAACTTTACTGAAACTCTCAGAACAAAAATTAAAGACGCCTGGGAGAAAAACGATACAGGCAGAAAAATTTGGGAGAGCATATTAGGCATTGTCGAAGATATAACAGGGCTGCTTGATGAAATGTCAGCTGACCGCCTCGAATGGCTTGAGGACCTTGACATTAACCCAGTTGCAAAGGCAGTAGAACGATTGTCAGAGGGGTTCAGAAATCTGCTCAAGGCTTGCGGAGATAAGCTAAAGCAAGCATATAAGAATGTTTTATTGCCACTTGCAAAATGGACGATCGAGAAAGCTGTACCGACTGTTGTCAACGCTTTGTCCGAGGCACTTAAGTTTTTAGGCAGTGTAATAAAGAAAATTCCTATTTCCGTTATTACCGGCATTGCCGCTGCAATAGGTACAGTGGTGGCTGCTATTAAAAGCTTTAAGGTGTATAAGGAATTTAAGTCTGCGATAGAAAACATAAAGAAAAGTTTTTCTGCACTTAGAGATGCTATAAAGGCTCACCCTTACGCAGCTGCTTTTATGGCTATTGCCACGGCTGTAACTGCGGTGGTTTCTGCTATTAAAGTTTACAATCAAGAAAAGTGGAGCAATTCCTCTCTGAAAAATGAGCTTGACAAAACACAAGAGCTTACAGACAAATGGCAAACACTGTCTGATGAAATGTCAAACAAAATAAAAGAGATTAACGATACAAAACTCGATTTACAGGTGAATTTTGATACTGTTGACAAGCTAAAAGACAGGCTGGAGGAAATTATTGCAGACGGAACTATTGACGAGAGCGAACAGGGTGAATATAAAACTATCGTTGATTTACTTTCTGAAAAGGTAGATGGCTTTGACGAACATTGGAACAGTTTAACATTTGAAGAAATTGACGGCAATATAGTTATTCATGACAACATAGACACCGTCACTAAAAATCTTGACGAACTTGTAGACAAATGGGAAATTGCACAAGCAAAGCTGACCTTAAGCTCTATGTATTCCGATTTAACAACAGAAAAGAAAAAAGCTGAAATTCAGCTTAAAACTGCAATGAATGAGGATAATACAGGGAAAATCAAAGAAGAACTTGAGGATTATATCTATCAAAATTCTATTCTCAGCAAAAAAGAGGCTAAGTATTACACTGAGGAATTAATCAAGCAAAAAGGCGATATGGTCAAAACAAAAAAAGCTATTTTGGAAAAAGCCAACAACGGATTGCTTGATAAAAACGAATATAAAAACTTGATTTACAGCGATAACGGACAAATTAATATGCTGCATGGCGGTGATGATGTAAGGGAGCATATGCAGGAGTCGGTTGACGAGTATTTGGAAGCCAGTGACGCTTTACAGGAATTGCAAAACAATGTGAATGCTTACACTGATGAGCAAGACAAATGTTACGACTCTCTCAAGGCTATTAACGGTGAAACTAAGGATTATAATGCTTATCTTCGTCTGTCTTCGGAATACGGACTTGAACATGATACGGTTCTCTCGCTTTTGAAAGATGACGGCATAACAACTTGGGAGGAGCTCGAGGCAGCTGCGCAAACAGGAACAGAATCAGTACACAAGAATGTGAAAAAAGCATCGGGTGCCGTTGTTGATTCACAAGAGGAAACACGGGGCGCGCTGATTTGCACAAAGCAAGCGTTTGGCGACCTTGACGGTACAGTTAATAAAACAAGCCAAAATTCTGCAAATACATTTTCAAAAAATACAAACCGCATTTCAGGCTCGGCACAGACTATGGCAGACCGCATTTCAAACGCACTAACGGCAATCAAAACAGTATTTTCAAATGTTTTTGAACCCTTGTATAACATCATCAAAAATCCTCTTAACAATGTTTTAACCAGACTTGAAAGTTTTATCAATGGCTTTATTTCAGCGTTAAACGGAATGTTAAGCGGTGTGGATACGGTTGCTAACGCTATCGGCAAGCTATTCGGACAGGAATGGCACGCCGGGCAGCTTGATGAGGTGCACATTCCCAAACTTGCTACGGGCACATATGTACCTGCAAATTACGGTGAATTTCTTGCCGTACTTGGCGACAACAAGAGAGAGCCTGAGGTAGTATCTCCGATTTCTGCTATGAAACAGGCTATGGCTGAGGTACTTGCTGAATACGGTGGAATGGGCAACGGCGGTGATATTCACATTACCTTGACTATGCCTGACGGCAGAGTGCTTTTTGAGGCTGTTGCTGATGAGAACAACAAAATCAAGAAACGCACAGGCAGGTCCGCTTTTGAGTAAGGAGGGATAAGATTGGGTGAATTTAAAGGCTATTTAATTAAATTTCCGAAAAACGGCTTGCAGTTTCCACATAAGCTCATAGCTAAAGAGAGCTATCAAGCCACACCTTTACAGCGTACGGAGATTAAGGCCTATCGTGACAGCAACAACCTTTTAAGGAGAATAACATCACCGAACAGCAAAACTAAGATTACATTCAACACCAAGGACGGTCTTACTCTTGCTGAAATGAGAACTATTCGCAGCGTTTTAAACGGTGCTATGTCAAATTCTCAGCAACGCAAGCTCGATGTTGAATACTGGGACGACGAACTTCTTGCATATCGCACTATGACCGCATATATACCCGATATTACATACACGCCAAAGCTTATTTCAGCCGATAGCATTAAATATGCGGCGGTAACATTTACATTTATTGAATATTAAGAGGTGGTTAATTTGCTTGAGGTTTCAAGCCTGCACAAAAAGCAGGCTATCGAAAATCTGATAGAAAACACGCTTACAGTTTCATTTCCAAACGGTGAATACGAGGACATTACCGAGGAAAACATAGCAAGCGAAAGTATGAGCCTTAAACAGTCAATTTGTGATGAAAGCAAGCTGAAATTCGGTGGCTGTATTGCTGCTGAATTTAACATTGACATTGTAAATTCAAGCGGCAGAACCTTTACAAATGACCTTGTAGGCAAATGGATAAGCGTAAAATTAACGCAGAAATTTCCGAGCGGAGAAAAGCTGCTGCCGTCTGCAAAGCTGCTTTTAGGTGCATCACTTTTGCCGGGAGAAACCATAGCTGCAAAGGAATATTATTTGTTTAGCGGTATTATTGACAGTGCCAAGCTCGACAAGAATAACCGCAATAAGCGACACATTGTCGCTTATGATGCACTCTCTATGTTATATGGTATTGACGCAACAAACAAGCTATTTAATTTATGGAAAACTTATCCAAACGGATATAAAATTGGCGATTTAGTCGTGCAATGCCTTAACTACAACGGAAAGCATATGATTCAGGTCGAGGATAACAAAGATATTCTTGACGAGGTGATAGACCAATCAACAGGCTTAACTGTACGAAATTTCCCGACATATAACAGAGCATGGCTTGAGGACTCAAATACAATTACATACGGCGAGCTGCTCAAGAATTGTTGTGAATTGCTCGGAGTATTTGGAACAATTATTCCTAATGCAAGCTATGGCGTTTTTAGATACATCGAACTCGGCAAGAGTACAGAAAAATACGATTTTTACGAAAACTTATACGCAGAAGAATACAATTGCAGCGGCTATAACGGCTTTAGTTTTTCTTACGGTTACTCGCTCAATGACAGAAAAGCTAAAACCACCGTGGCAGAGTCACAGTGGGGTGAGGATGTTGTAACATATGATTTTACTAAAAATGTAGTCTGTTGGCAGAAAGATGACGGCATTGGCGGCGGATTGGTGCACGATGTACAAAGTTTATTGCATGGAAAAACAGGCGAACGATTTTATAATTGCTCATACACACCGCTTACAGCTACTCTTGACGGCAGACCTTGGGTGCAGATTGGTGACGGAATAGAAATTGAAAGCTATGTTACTGATTCAAACGGTGATTTTGTCTATAATAACGCAGGACAACCTAAAAAAGAAAAAGTAAAAGCCTATGTGCTGAGCCGTACATTGAGCGGAATTAAAGCTCTGACAGACAGCATAGAGGCAAAGGGGGAATAAATATGGCATACACAAAAACAAATTGGGAAGACGCACCGAGCACAGCTACACCACTTTGCGCAGAAAACCTCAACAAAATCGAAAACGGCATATACGAGAACAGCATCGACATAGCGCTTGCGGGTGGCAACATCAACACGCTAAGCGATAGGATAACTGCGATTAATGCAGCATTGTCTACAAAGGCAGATAAAACCGAGCTTGAAGATGAAATAACAGACATTGACGAAACAGTGACAAAGAAGATTAATCTTAAAGCTGATAAGGCAAACACGCTTGCCGGTTACGGAATTACAGATGCTTACAATAAAACATATCTGGATAAGGCACTAAAGGACAAACTTAACAAAATGCCCTTCGATACTGCACCTAAGGAGAATAGCCCGAACTATATCACAAGCGGCACATTGT